ATTGAAGTTGTTGATATTGATGTTAATCCTGAAATAGCATCAGATTATGGAATTAGGTCAGTACCTACATTAGTAATGTTGAACGAAAATATAGAAGTAAAAAGATTAATAGGAAATAAACCAACTAAAGAATTACAAGAATGGGCACAGAATGATGAGAAATAAAAAACATAAAGAATTAAAATTAACCGATGAACGAACATATTTCAAACCGTTCAAATACAGTTGGTGTTATGACGCATGGCTTAAACATGAACAATCACATTGGCTTTTTGGTGAAGTACCGATGTTAGAAGATGTGAAAGATTGGAAGAACAAAGTAACAAAAGAACAAAAACAGTTTCTTACGCATATTTTTAGATTCTTTACACAAGGCGACATTGATGTTGCAGGTGGCTATGTCAAGAACTATCTGCCTTATTTTCCACAACCAGAAGTACGCATGATGTTATTAGGCTTTTCTGCGCGTGAAGCATTGCATGTCGCTGCATATAGTCATTTGATTGAAACGTTGGGGCTACCTGAAACAACATATAATCAGTTTCTTGAGTATCAGCAGATGAAAGACAAACATGATTATGTTTTAGATTTGTCTAATACGAATGGTGACATACAATCTACAGCAACGCATATCGCAGTATTCTCTGCATTCACAGAGGGTATGCAATTGTTCTCTTCATTTATTATGCTGTTGAACTTCCCACGCCATGGCATGATGCGTGGCATGGGTCAGATTGTTACATGGTCAATCGTTGATGAAACCATGCACACTGAATCAATGATTAAATTATTCAGAACTTACATTGAAGAGAATAAAGAAATTTGGAACGATGAACTTAAAGGTCGTATCTACGAAATCGCAACACGAATGGTCGAACTTGAGGATAAATTTATTGATTTGGCATTTGAGATGGGCGATATGCCAAATCTCACAGCAGCCGATGTTAAGCAATACATTCGCTATATTGCAGACCGTAGACTAATCTCTATGGGCATGAAAGGTATTTTCAAAGTAAAGAAGAACCCATTACCATGGGTTGAAGAAATGATTAACGCACCTACGCATACAAACTTTTTTGAAAACAAAGCTACAGATTACGCTAAAGGCGCACTGTCTGGTGATTGGCAAGACGTATGGGGTAAGGCTGCATAACAAAAGGAAATTAAATGAATAGTGTTCATCATCACTGTGAAGACTGTGATTCAGAATTCACAATTCGTTATGATGAGAATAAATGTGAAGACGATCCCATCTACTGTCCATTCTGCTCGGCCTATATATTAGACCTAGAAGAATCAGGAGATGAGGATGAATAGTGTGGCTATATAACGGAAAAGAATTTACTGAAGACCAAATCGGCGATGCGTTTGGTTATGTTTATTTGATAACAAACAAAAAAGATAATCGCTATTACATTGGTAAGAAGTTTTTTACCAAATCTGGTCGTAAGCAGGTCAAAGGTAAAGTTAAGAAAATCAGAGTAAATTCTGATTGGAGAGCCTATTGGGGATCCAATAAGATTCTACAAGAAGAAGTACATAAACTAGGCGTAAAGCATTTCAAAAGAGAAATTCTTCACCTTTGCAAAACTAGATCCGAATGTTCCTATTATGAATCTCTGGAGATATTTACTAGAGGTGCCTTAATCAAGAAGGAATATTATAATGACTGGATTTCCTGTAGAATCAGGAAAGACCACCTAAAGAATCTTATCATCTAAAGGCACACCGATACTTATAAGGTTTTTTTGGAAATATTGATCCAAATCAACATAATTGCCTCTGGTTGTGCAGTTGCAGCATAAAATATGCTAAATAAGAGTATGGCACCAACGCCATTCTCACAAGGAATAAAATGGGCACAATTATGAAATACGTTAAAATTTTCGTAGCATCTTTTATTGAGGCACGCCAAAAGCGCGCCACAATGTTTATCAAACACCCTTACCTCACACACGAATAAAAGGATATTAAAATGATGTTCCTAGACACCTATATTGATGCATTTCAACGAGTCAAAAAGACTTGGATCGACCTTTATGTTAAAGAGCCTTCAATCGCTAATCCAATGAATGAATTTGTTGATGCACAAACAGAGTTTGCAAAAAATATGACAAGCATTGCTGATAAATTTGTCACAGCAGAATGGACAAAAGCATACGCAGCCTATTCACAGCCAACAACATGGTTCGGAATTAAGCCAGCAGCAAAGTAATACAAGCGGCACCGTAAAGATTCTTTTACATACATAGAGGTATGAGAAAAGAAAAACTTACGGTGCCCGATTCCGCTTTACTAAACACCCATATTGCAAAGAATATGCAATCATGGGATCCCGTCAAACGCAATAATTGGGTAATCAAATTTTCAATCTATAAAGACAATATCCTATTGCTCTTTACCTCTACCTATACCGGGCAAACTATAGTCAGGTCTTTCCAAGATGAAGACTTGGCAGTTGAATATATAAATTTTATAGTGGCTCAGGATCCTCAAGAAGAATACACTTTGTAATATTGCCGCAATTATAATTAACCTGTGATACAATGCTGAAATGTCGGATGAAGAACTTAATCAAATTTTGGATGGAATGTACGAACGATTTGGTACTATACCCAATCCAGAACAAGAGCCTATCCGATTTTCATACTATGTAAAACTTTATCGTTATTATAAGGAACGTGAAAATGGTTTTAGTAATGAAAACGCAGCGTGAAATCGTTCAGTTTGATGCATCTAATCCAAAGCATCGTAAAGACTACTTTGAATTTCGCAATACAGGTTCGTGGCGCCACAGTAATTTTCAATTTGACTTAGAATTCCCATTTGATTCGGTACCGCATATGTGTACCTCTAAGTTGCTAGATTTTTATCTAGAATCTGACAAAGCATTGAAATGAGAATATTGGGCGCACTAGATGATTTTGTATCCTATCTAACAGATGATCCTGTGCGCCCATCTATTCCAGTTGAAAAAAGATTTGGTCAAAATCGTTTTGTTTTTATGATGGAAGGTAAAGACAAACCCGCAGCCATTTTATGTTGTTCACTTGAACCCGCTATACCCACAAAAGAAAACGAACTATTCACTGAGGGCGATCCTTTAGTGGCAATTTTTTACTCCATTTGGTCATATGAAAAAGGTACTGCCAGAGAACTGTTGTTTGATGCAGTAGAATACATCCGAGAAAATTTAGGGATTGATCGTTATGTAACGTTATCACCCAAGACCAAGATGGCGTATAATTTCCATATAAAGAATGGCGCAGTAATACTTCAAGAAAATGAGGAAACAATTAATTATGAGTATCCCACTAGCACCGCGAACTGAAGAAGACTTCAAGCGGCGAAAAAAAGCATATATTGAGTATATGCTAATCAACGTTGAACAGGAAGATTGGCATGCCGTATCTGATGCCGCTAATGACTTGCGCGTACTTGAAGCATCATATTTTAAGGAAAATTATGGACTACGAAGCAGTTGAGCTATTTCCTACTGTGGTTCTCATGTCTAATATTGGGCGTGAGTTTACTAAGTTTGAACAAAAGATTTTTGAAGATATTGCAAAGAACACCAAAACTAATACTGGTAATTTAACCAGCGCAGATAGTTATATTCTAAGACGAAAAGGTTTAGAGACGCTGCACGATGAGATGCTAGAGGCTGCAAACTATTATCTGCGTGAAGTATTAATGGTCACGAATGATTTAAATGCATATATCACACAGTCATGGACCAATTATACAAAATCAGGACAATATCACCATAAGCATTCACACCCTAATAGTTACTTATCTGGTGTACTGTATTTTGATGTAGATGAAGATTATGATAAGATTTTTTTCTATGCCCGCGAGCCACAATCATCTATTGATGTAAGGCACACAGGCTGGAATCGTTACAATTCAAAATCATGGTGGATGCCTGCTAGGTCTGGCGGTCTGTACATTTTCCCTTCTACGCTAACGCATATGGTAGAAACAAAAGAAGGAAGTAATCAACGAGTGAGTTTATCATTTAATACTTTTCTAAAAGGAAAATTAGGTGCAGAGGGTGAACTAACGGAATTAATTCTATGAATAAAAATACAAGCACAGAATATGTTCAGATAGATACGCCCGGCCAGTCGCCTATTACAGGTAAAATGATAACAGCATCTTTTACTGAGAATTCTGGCTTTTTTCGTGATGAAGATATTAAAAAAGAGTTGATTGATCTATTGGTACAGGAAATTATTCAGGAGCGTTGTATAGAATTCACAAAGCAAATTGATCCTGATAGTATGTCAACCTTTTTTAGAGCAAGGATTTTTGTAACACCCGACACCGAAACGAGGTACATACGACAATGGATGAAAAAATAAAACTACCACCACCCGGTCTGTGGTTCACTAAAGATAAGTGGAAGTATACAGAATCGCAATGGAGCCGCGAGATAGGTTACGGTGAACTACCGCCAGAACATAGCATAGAGCAGCCAAAGAATGATAAGCCAATATCTGATTAAAGGTTGTATATGGATTTTAGGTATCATATGGGGATTTGTTATGATAGGTGTTTTTATCGTAATGATGGGCATGGCTTATGGCATTGTCAATGAACTTTATAAGATGGCATTTAAATGATAGAATGCATGGTACTTGGTGATAGTATTGCGGTGGGCTATCAGCAATTTAGAACTGAGTGTGTAGTCTATGCTAAAGTTGGGCTGAATAGTTGGGAATGGAATAAGACTTATAAGCCCGATGGCATGATGGCTGAGACTGTAATTATATCGTTGGGTACGAATGACCACGAACACGTTAGAACTGAGCGTGAGTTGCGAACAGTCAGAGAAAAGTTATATGCCAAGCGTGTGTATTGGATTATGCCGCCTACGAATTCAGTTGCACAAGCATTGGTCAAGCGTATAGCATCAGAAAAAAAAGACATAATTATCACAACAAACAAAATGGCGCCAGACAATATACATCCATCGCCGGCTGGATATAAAGAACTAGTGGAGAAAAGTAAATGAAAAAACTATTAGTTGCACTTGCATTTGTGCCAATGTTTGCACTTGCACAGCATCACCATCATAATCATCAACCATCTTATAGGTATCATCATGTATATGGCTGGACCTGGTCGGTGCCTATTATTGTAGGTGGTGCGATTATTGGTTATGAGATAACAAGGATTAATCAGCCACAGGTGATTATTCAACAACCGCCGCCTGTGTATATTCAGCAGCAGCAACCTGTGCCTGTAACGAATAGTTGTAGTGCATGGACCGAGACGATGAATGCTGATGGTACGGTGACAAGGACTCGCGTATGTCAATGAAGAAGTGGATGGAAAAAGAATTTTCGCATCATGTATATTATGATGAGGAAGATGGTAAGATTATAGGAGCTGTCAATAAGGCTGGTAATAGCCAGAGTGTGTATGTTGCTAAAATTTACGAGGTAGCAAATGAAGGTTATTTGGGGCAGTATGTAAATGGTGAATATGCGCGAAAGGCCGTAGAGAATTATTGGGACATAAAGAGCAGAGTTGTATTGGAGATGAAGAATGAATCATAAGAACTTTTGGGGTGAACCTGATGATATTGAGCCGTTGCCGGACTGGATGAATCCTGAGACTGCGCGCCGGTACAATCAGATTAAGCGGCGGAATAAGAGTATGAATGAATCTATACTGGAAGCACTCCGCAAGCCTCCGGTGCCTATTATAATCAAGGATCCTACTGAATAATCAAGCACTTAGCTGGGTATAATAAAAGACTTGACAATTTGGCGGTATGAGTGTATCATTACCATATGAAAAAGATTGATGCACTGAAATGGGTTGCCACTTTGATTACGTTATGTGGCGCTATAGCAACCGCACTTAGAATAGATCCGTTGAATTTATATTTGTTCAATACAGGTTCGGCTTTGTTTTTATTATGGGGATATTTGATTAAAGACAAAGCAATGGTGACTGTAAATCTAGGACTTTTATTAATTTATATGTATGGAGTAATTATATGAACGAACGAATTAGAGAACTGGCTGAACAGGCTGGCTTTGTTGATAAAGGCAGTAATCATACTGCTTATATGAGTTTTGACCACGAAAAGTTCGCCCAGTTGATTGTGAAAGAATGTGCTTATATTGCCACTTTTAACCAATATCAAGCCTTCACGCCTGGTTACTATGTGAAGAAACATTTCGGAGTTGAGGATTGACTGATTATATGAACGAACGAATTCAAGAATTAGAAATTGAAACCGATGCATGGTGTGATGCAAATTTTCCAGCAAATTGGACAGACCGAGTTGATGAATTTCTTCCATTGTGGAATAAAAAGTTCGCCGAGTTGATTGTTCGGGAATGTGCTGACATTTGTATGGAGATGTCTGCTAAGTGTGCAGGATTAGAAGGTGATGGTGCTCTTGCCAAAGATTGTGCTTATTGGATTCAGAAAGATTTCGGAGTTGAGGATTGACTGATTCCCTAAAGCGTAAGATTAACGAGTTGATACCGATTGTAGATGGTATACTAGTAGACTTGTTGAATAGTTACGATAAGGACTCTATACTAATCTCCGGCGTGATATTATCTAGACTTAGCTATATGAACGAATCCTTTAATACGACCGTGGGCTATTTAAACCTAGCGAATAATATACTAAACCGACCTAACACCGAGCCTGATATAAGCAATATGGAAGAAGCCCAAGCGTATATTAAAAAGATTATGGAAGATTCCAAGTAGTAAAAAGTAGTAATAAGTAGAAAAAAGTAGTAAATGAAGACCTAGGAAGATATGGTAAACCTGCATGAGAAAAGACCGATATAAGGAAAAAAACTGTAAATCATGTGGGAAAAGCCATAATAAAAGAGGACCGTATTGCTCCAAGGTCTGTTCTAATAAAGGGCGCGAAGTAACCGAAGAAACAAAAGCCAAACTAACTAAGGCTAGCCGAGAGTATCAGCAAACACCAGAGGCCGTTGCGAATAAGCGCCAGTTAGTAAATCAGAATCAGACTAAGGCCGAAGACTTTGCTATAGAAATTCCAGAGGTCCGCGATATATCGGACTATGATTTTCTTGATGATTATCCGAAAACTTCTTTCTAATCAAGCACTTACGGCCATGTAAAAAGTACTTGACAGTTGCCCGGTTTGTTGCTATAATGTAGTCTGAATCGTTGATAAGGAGCCAACAATGACACAAACCCTAACCCCCAAAGTTAATCAACGCCACGGTGGTGCTTATGATCGTGGATCGGCAGATGCCTACTACGGTCGCGAATTTGAACCGCACTACTATGTGGGCGACACCTACAGCACTGAACGTGTGTCAATCACAGATGACACCAGTGCCGAGTTCCGTGATTACATGCTGGGCTATACCGAATGCACCGACCGCAAGAGTTGGTACTAATCAAGCACTTACGAGGGGGGTTGACAGTTGCCCGGTTTGTTGCTATAATGTAACCTGAATCGTTGATAAGGACACTACATGAAACGCCTTAAGCAAAGCCAGAAACTTCGGATTATTCTCAGCGGAGTTGCTATCTATACGACAGCCAAGCAGATTCGGTATGGCTTGTTTGGTTTTATGAGCCAGAATGCGGCCGCTCAAAAAGCACTGGACGCATTGGAATTTCAGCGTGAGGGCGATGGTCCTGTGGCTACGGGTCTTGCTGGTACTTTGGAAGGCTTGCAGGTCCAGATTGATATGATCTAAGGGGAAAAAATGAAACTAATCATTCAAACGCAAATTTACGAAAATTATGGTACGCGATGGAAGCCTAAGGGTGGAACCACGTACCAAATTTTAAATGTTCCTAAAAATATTGACTTAGAGGCACTTGTTCATTGTGCGGTTGGAATTGAAGTTGACAATGATATTGAGCGAGAGGAAGTGATTGATTGGTATCCAGAATCCGATGATTATATCACAGATTCGGAGCAATGGCAAATTGATTTTGAAGGAAAAGTAATTTTCCCAGATCCGCGCATGGAATACTCTGAGTTGGTGGAATTTACTCAATAAATCAAGCACTTACGGAAGTACTTGACGATTGCCCGGAATCGTGTATAATAGAGTCTGAATTGATTGATATGGAGACTGTCTTGGAAAAAACTGTGTTGGAGTTGACTTCGGAATTGTGTGAAATTCTTCGCAATAATTATTATTTGCGCGGATCCACGTTAGAATGTAATTTCATTTTTGAGACAGGCCGCAAGTATTTAAAAATTATCATGGTCAACAACCAGCGATGCGTGCATGGATTTGTTGACAAAAAAACTGGTGACCTGTACATGGCAGCCGGCTGGAGTGGTCCTGCAAAGGGCATCCGATACAACCTGGTGCGCGACATTGCGAGCTTGCGCGAGATGGGTAAAACGCTGGGCATCATGTGGGCAGGTGGTTATTTGTACCGTTAATAGGAGAGAATTTATGATGACAGAAACAGAAATGCAAAAGCGTATGTATGGCATGACAGAGGC